GTAGGTGTTCGTTCCATCGCTCACGCTACCAGTGATGACAACGGTGCCAGCAGACTTACCAGTCACAACGCCGTTGGCGACTGTGGCTTTGGTGCTGTCGCTCGAAGTCCAAGTCACGGTCGCACCGAGAGGCTTGGTGGTGTAGGACAACTCAACAGTGTCACTGCCGCTTGTGTGGCCCACGGTGGCGGTGGGCTGCACGCGGAAGTCGTAGTCGCTGGGCTTGGTGATGGCCAGCTTCAAGGTGGCGAGGTCGCCATAGGCGAATGCCCAAGGATTGTAGATCGGGAAGATAATCTCCTCCTGAGCAATGAGGATGACCTGGTTGGTCAGCTTGCTCTCCACATCCTCTGCCCACTCCAACGACAGGTTGGTGTAGTCCACGAGGGCGGCTGCGGCTGCGCTGAAGTCACCGAGCAGGTACTTGCCGGCAGGAATGCCGTCGTACTCGATGATAGGACGCCCGGCGATATACTTCACACCGCCGTTGTCAACGATAAGACCGAGGTTACGACCCAGCGTGTCTTTCTCAGCCTCAATCATGTTGACGGTGATGGGGTTGAGCACGATGGCGGTGGGCTTGAACTCGGCATAAGTCATCACGGCGAAAGCGGTCTTGATGGCGTCGAAGCTGTTAGGCTCGTCGATGCTCTGGAAACCGCTGTTCTTGACGTTGAACGTCATGCTCGCCACACCGGTTTCTGTACCGCTGAGGGTCAGAGACGGAATGAGGATTTGACGGTCGTTCATCTTGATGACATCGAAGGTGGCGTTGAGGCCAGTGTTCACGACTGCGTTGGCAAACGTAATCTTCATGCCGTCGATGATGTCGGGCTGGGGATTGGTGAAAGTCACCACGATGCCCGCATTGGGGTTGTTGCTGCCGTCAAGGGTGAATGCAGCGACAGCATTCACGCTACCGGCATTACCGCTCACGACAGACTCGGTGATGATGCTTTCGACGCTCTTCACGCCAGTCTTGTTGACGATACCGTCCAGGTTCTCGCCGTTACCGTCACCGAACAAGATGTTCCAGTCCTCTGCGCGGTACACTGCCTCGGGCAGCATGGCGACAATCCACGACTGAATGTAGGCGCGGCTCTTGAGCATGCGCTTACTGATGGCAAGGAACGTACCGAGACGCTTAACGGCTACGGTGTTCTCTTTCACCTTGATGTGCGACTGGCTCAGACGGCCATTCTCTGCAACGTAGCGGGCGTTGCGATCCATGCTCTCAATCTCGGTGTAGGCGAGGTTGGGGAAAGCAGGGTCGCCAGTGAGCGAAGTCATCACGTCGCGCATATGCAGCTTCTTGGGACCGTACTTGCTCACGACGCGGTTCTGCTGCTGGGTGATGAGGTTCGTGCCCGTGTAGTCGTTGGTCATGCTGTCGGGGGTGATGTCTTTCATCGAGAAACCGGTGAACACACCAGTCTTGCGAGTGTGACCCTCAATGAAATCCTTGAACTTCTCGCTTTCGTACATCTCGTTCAGCTTCTCAGCGAAACGGCTGATGCCATCAACGGCAGCACTGCCACCACGCTCCTGGGCTTTGGAGATAACCTCCATCGCAGACTTGAGCATGTTGCGCAACTCCTCGTTGTCCTTTACTACTTGAGCGAACTTCTCGGCATCGTAGCCCTTCAGCTGCTCGTTGATACTCTCAAACTGAGCCTTCATGTCCTCGGTGGTGATGGCACCCTCCATTGCCTTGTTGACAACATCGCACATCGCCCCAAGAATATTCTCCATGAAACTCTTCTGCTCGGCATCCTTGATGTTCTCAAGGTTGTAGCCGAAGTCCGATTTGGTTACCTTCTTAAAGGCCATAAAATTAAAATTTAAGTGGTTAATGTTTCTCGATAGCAGCGTTGAGGCTTCCGAAGAAAGTGCCATCGGCGGCTTTCTCCTCCTGCTCCTCGTCCTCGTCACGAGTGTCTTCTGACGGCTCGTCCTCGGTCTTCTCGGCAACAGAAGTTTCCTGCCCAAGCGTGATACTCGAACTATATACTCTACAATAGCAGTTGGGACAGTAGGCAAACTCGGCGAGGTTCTCAAGCGACTTGGTCACCAGTTCCTCGTTGATGCCACCATCACACTTGCTCAATACAGGCTCGAGAATGGCAAGCACCGCGGCACGGATTTCGGGCTTCAGCTTGCTCATCTCTTCACGAACAATGCCGTCGGTGAGCCAACGCAGGTAGCTGTTGGCTGCGTCCAACACCTGCTGGTTGAAGGTGTAGTGATCGGCATCGTCCCACACAAACTCTTGCCCACAATGGGGGCAAGTCACTACGACTGCGCCCTCAAGCGCTTTGTTCAGCATGTCAAGTCTCATCTCGTATTGTTTTAAGCGTTCGTCCGTGTAACGCATCTGCAATGCGCGGCGGATGAACTCGATGTTAGCCCGAACTGTGGCCGGATCGTCCTGCTTAATACCTACGAGGAACGTCTGCGGGTTGCTGCCCCATGAGGTCAGCGTCGAGTATTCCCACATCTTCCACTCGAGAACCTTGCGCTTGTCTTCGGGGTCGCGCTTGATGGCCTGCACACCGATAGAGTGTTCCAGCGTGCGACCTGCCGAGGCATACAGCTTGTAATCCTCCAGTGTGTCGCGTCCAATCTGCTTGGCGAGGTTGAGCTGACCCACCATGATCAGGTTCCCGTCACGCTCCTCGCCCTCGAGGGGCACACCCAGCAACTGGGTGGTGTCGTGGTTCAGAAACCACTTCATGCGAGCGATATTCTCTTTCAGCGTCTTGTTGAAAGAGCCCGGCATTGAGATGTCATTCTGGGAGTCAACAATGCCGATGCCGTTGACGGCCACCGTGACGATGCCTTTCGCCTCGTCCAAATCATTCGCCTTCGTCTTGTACAGGAGGCGTTGATAAATCTCCTTCATCTTCTTGTTGGGGTTTGGGGTTGGTAAATAATTTAACTCTCTCTATTTCTTCGGGGGTCATGTCCGTGACGAGTTTGTCGTACAACGGATTTTCCACCCGCTCGTAGCCTTGCTGAGACCGCCAGTCATTGAGGGTAATCAGACCGCTCTCGAACTCAATCTTACAGCGGTCGGTGATGCTGCGGTTCACATCCTGTTCCTCCTTCTTGCCGGTCTGCAAGCAGTCCACGTCGCTGAAATCAGCGTCAAGGTATAATCCGTCCTGATCCAAACCGAGAAAATGGGTAAACTCCTGGCAGAACCTCTGCACCAGCGGAATGATGACCGATGAGTACACCGCTTTCTCTGCATTGGCCTGGTTGGAGTATGTGGACTGGTCCTTGCGTGGTATCAACACGGGCGGTATGCCGTAGGCTCCTGCTATCACCACCGCGTCTGCCAATGTCTCGTCAAACGGTTGGAGGTCGCTAATCGAGAGGTTCGTGCGGACAAAAGACAACTTGACATCGCTGATGCCGTAGGGGTACTTGCCCTTGCCGAAGCCGTACATCTTGTCGGCTTCCTCCAGCACCTGCTTCTTCTCGGTGGGTGTCATTGCACGAGTGCCCATCTCATCGGTGGTCTCACTGACGAGCCAGCCGAGACCGCCACGTTTGACGTAGATGACATTACGAGCCTCGTACACGGCGATGAGGTTACTGATTGCTTTCAGCACAGAGCACAGACGGCTCTTGGCTTTCAATGGGTCGCCCTCATAGAAGCCGAGCGCATCGTCCACGTCATGGAACACGCACAAGGGATTGATTGCCCGATGAACGAATGTGCCGTAGTCGTGATAGTAGGCTTTAACCACGTCCTCGATGTCACTCACCCCGTAGATGTCGCCCATGGGCTGCTTGTACTCAATGGTGACATAGGGGGCTTCCAGTGTGACGTAGCGGTCGCACCACTTGTAGAGCGTCTTGACGCCGGCGAACGCGTCGCTCATGGCGGCCTTGATGAATGAGTTGCCCGTGACGAGCTTGTAGGCGAAATGCTTCCACAATGAGCGGTACCATGACTCAAAGGCATTGGGTCTCACAAGCAACCTGTTGGCGAAGTCATTGTCCCAGACAACAGAGTCGTCTTTGAACTTCTTTAGCAGATACCTCGCACCTGCCGCACGGCTGGCGATGTAGTTCACCGGCCATGCAACCTCGGGGACGGTGTTGAACAGCGTCACCCAGTTGGCATTCGCGACGTAAGGCATGGCAATCTCGTGCATCAGCTGCAACCGACGTGACGTGATGTCGCTGCTGGCGTTAACCGTTTGCCCACCCTCTACCGGGGTCGCGCTCTTGGTGATGAAACCTAATGTCTTGAGCAATCCCATGTGCCTGTCTCGTGTTGAACAAGGCAAAAGTACCTACTAAAAAGGCCGCTTTCCCAGAACCCGAAATTCTTGAAAAGCGACCCGAGGCGATTTTTCGCACTTTGGATTTACTTTGCAAATAGCAAAGTGTTGATTTACACCATTATAGCAAATTTTTGGGATTGCAAAGAAAAAATCACTCTCGCATTATACGTCCTTTTGCAGGTTGTAATCACACTTGCCGACGATTGCCAGCGCGGCGGTGGTGGCAGGGAGAATACACGTGAAATACTCCTTGAACGGATACTTGCCGAGGCGCCGGCAGCATACGTGGACACCCAGGCGGTTGTCGGTGTAGAGGTAAATCATCTTTTTCCATACACCCCAACGTCGGTTTTCCTTGACCACAACTTCATCGCCGTGGTGGATTTGCACGCCCTTGCTCTTCGTGCCGTAAACCTTGAATTGCTCCCAAAAGTACTTGCAGTCGAATTGGTCGGTCATCTCGACTTCCTCCTCAAGGTCATCATCGTCGTAGTAGATAACCACGTCCTCGATGTCGTAAAGTTTGCCGGCCTCAAAGTGGTAGTCTTCCTCTATCCCGAACTCATGGCTGAAACTATCATCGACATAATCGAGTTCAAAGGTGGCGTTGAGGGACACCGAGAAGTTGCCAATCTCTATCTCCATCTCGCAGGTGGTGTCGTCCTCATCCTCGGGTTCAAACCCGTAGCCCTTAATCTCGTTGTACAGTTGCTCGTAGAAGTCAGCCGGAAATTTGATGTTCGTTTTCATATTGCAAGTGAATTAAATGTTTGACTTATATTGTTTTACACTGTAAAGTTAGTCATTATTTGACAAAGTCGGTTCATTTTCTCGCCGTTTTTTAACGCCTTAACCTTTGCTAACTCATTGAAAATCATCCGTGCTTACACACCACGAATGATGATGCGAGCCAAGCCCGAAAGCACCGCCGAGGCTGCCGTCTGCTCCGCTGGTGACTGGTCGTTGTAGTCAAGCACGTCGCCCATGAACGCGGCATACTCAGGCTCGCTCATCTTCTCGGGATCGAGGTGGACGTGGGCGCGCACCCAGTCGCTCATCGCCGAGATACGCACGCGGTGGTCGCTGCCGAGTTTCAGCACATTCACCTGTGGCAGGTCCTTGCGCAGGTCACGCACCATCGGGAAGTACGCTTGCTGGCACTCCACGACATACATCGTGGCTGTGAACGTGCGTATCCAACCCGCCATCTCGTCGTTGCCCTTGACGGCACGCAGGCACACGTCGGTGAGGTGCCAGCGGTCGGCGATACGTGCGAGACGAGCCAAAGCGAAACGGCCACCGAAGGACGGCAGCACATACACGATTGCCTGCTCGTAGTCGTACTCGGTGGCAGGGTTGAAGAACTTGAACTCGCCCTCGGTGTAGATAGACCGTTTGCGTCCCATGCTGAACTCCGTGTACTGGGCACGCAGCAGGTCGTGGCAAATATAGCGTAGAACGTCACTGCAATGCCCATGTGCCTCATACTTCTGCTTGGTGACAGGGTTCGTCACTTTCTGCTTGGCGATTGCTCCGTTCTCGTCCTTCTGCACCGCCTGGTAATCGTCAATCGACGTGGTGCAGTCGTTGTCGATGCGGATAGCCACACCCGGCACACGACCATCCCACACGGCATTGATGAACTCGCCGGTGGTCGCCACGGCAGGGTTCTTGTTGCCGATGCAGTCCTCCACCACAAAGCCCTCATGCTCCAGCTCGTCAATGACGAGGTCGAAGAATGAGCGGTTGTTCTCATCAATGGTGTTCGCCGCCTTGCCTGACGCGTCGCCATGCAGATAGACCTTGCCGTCGTAGTGGTACTCACGGAGTTTTGCGGCAATCACCTTTGCGGCCTTGCGGGCCGAGTTGTTCGGGCTCTCTATCGGCAGCTCATCGAACTGCGTAACTTGCTGAACATCGTCGGGCTTATACTCTTTTTGGAAGAACGTTGCGGTGACATACGGCAGCACGTTGGAGTCCATGCTGATATGAATGGGCAACTCTGGGTTGAATGCAAACTTGCCGCACACCACACCACGGTTGAACGAGGGGAAGAACTCCGCTCCTGTTCGGATGTGGCCCCATTCGCCAAGTGCATAGACTTGATAGTAGTCGGGGTCGTTGATGCGGTCGTTCTCGAAGTTGGCTATCGCCTGGTAGTCGTAGTAGCCGTACTTGCCGTCGGGCGAGCCCACCACCCAAAAGTTGTTGAGGTAGGTGGACTGGATAACGATTGTGTCGGGCGCATGGCGGTCGTACTCGCCGGTGTTGGGGTTGAGGATTAGTTTCTCGCTGTTCATGCGCACAGACTTCACGGCACACAGTTCAGGCGGCAGTATCTCACCTCCAACGGTCAGCGACATGGGAATTTCGTGCCATTCCTCCCTATCGAACCATTTCTTCTTGATCCAGTGTTCCTCGCTGATAGGGTTGAAGGCTGCGATTATCTGCTGCCCCTCCTGGCCACGCAGACGCAGGCGGATTTGCTTGAAGTCGGTTTCATCGTACTCGCTTAACTCGTCAAGGAATACTCGCTTGTACTGGCTGATACCCTTGATTTTCTCGGGATCGTCAAGACCGCTGAAATCAATCTTGCCACCGTTGTTGAACACGATGCTGTTCTGCTTGAAGCGGCAGCACTCCGCCAATCCATCTATGCCATTGATGGCTGCTTTGAAGTCGGCATAAATTGTTTTCTCAATGCTTGCGCCAACCTTACGCATGACAAGCATGCTGCACTCCTCGTAGTAGGCGAGGATGGCGAAGAACTGAGCCACCGAGAACGATTTGCCGGAGGATGAACCACCATAAAGCACGATGAAGCGCACGCTCGGATCGAGTGTGTACTTCCATAGCCAAAAAGCGTTCGGCGAGAACAATTCACGGTCAATGCGCATCAGTCTTTCTTTGGTGCGAGCAATAGGTCGCCTTTTTCTTGCGGCAACTCGTGGCGGATTGTCTCCACATACTCTCCAATGACCTCAAGCATCAGCTTGATTGCGTTTGGGTCAGCCTTGCCCATGCAGCGGTTGATGAAGCCGAGGGCAATCATCAGCCGTGGGGTCACATTCTCGGCAATCTCCGCTGGATAGCCGAGGTTGATTATACGCTGCCGCACCTTGTCGGGCTCCAGCTGCACGTCGAGGAGCGAAACAAGGGTTTCCTTCATGGTGCGTTTCTCGGCTTCTCTTTGATGGTAAGAAGCTGCACCCTTCTGCCCTGCTTTCCTTGCCAATTCCCTGTCAACCCGAGCAAATCTGCCCTGGCTGTCTCGGAACTGCTTGCTCTGCTTAGGACTTTTATTCGCCATTGCCCACCTCCTTTCTCACGCTGCCGGTGTGCACCATGTACCACGTCTCGTAACCGTCGGCATCAACCTGCACGATGTAGCTGATGCCGTCCTCCACTTCGAGGCGGCCTGTGACCTCTCGCCCCGATGGGGTTGTTCCTATGTAGTTCATGTCTCTTTCATAAAAATGACCGCCGGGCCCACGATGTCACGCAGGACACCGGCAGTCGAGTCAAACATTTATGTCATCTCGGCTGAGATGGTTCCGAAAACACCTGTGAGAGACCTTGCTCGATGTTTCGGTACGGCAAAGGTACGGTGAAAATCGTCTCGTTTACCGATTGCTCGAAATTGTCGAGGGGCCGCAACTCGTCCGTGTAGTCGAGTTTGAGGTGCTTATACTTCGCCACCTCATCGCAAAACTCACGCACCGTGTTGCCCACAGGGTTCACCGCATTCACCAGTTGTCGGTTGCAGGCGTAGGCGTAGATTAACGCCTCTACCGCGTCACCGATGTAGGTGAAGTGGCGCACGTTGCGTCCGCCGTTGTAAATCGTGCAGGTCTCTTGGGTAAGCAAATTGAACAGCAGAGTTCCCTTTCGGGGGTCAGGGCCATACACGTTATGCAAGCGGACACCAGTCGCTCTCGGGCAGTAGGCTTTCGCGAACTGCTCGTTGAAGTGCTTCGTCATGCCGTACATCGAAGTTGTGTTGCAGGCGTTGGCGGTGCTGCTGGACGCATAGACCAGTTTCACACCATAGCGGCGGCAAGCGGTGGCCACCACCATGAACGCATGAACATTCTCCCTCTCGATGTCGTCGAGGCGGTCGTTGAACACGC